GGGAACTTTTTTTTGGTTTTTTTGTTTTTTTTTTTTTTTTTTTTTTTTTTTTTTTTTTTTTTTTTTTTTTTTTTTTTTTTTTTCTAGAACAGAAAATAACGAAAAAAGAAAGTACAGGTACAAATAAAATCGAAACAAAAGACTACGTAGCATACACGTAGTTGTTGAAAGGGAAGCCTAATAAACATCAAAACTAGAAATAAAATTTCGAGAAAAAGAGAGAATCAGCCTAAACAACAGGGAGAGCTTCATAAGGGTGCTTGGCTTGAACAAGATTGTAGTCAGTACCAAAAATGGTACGCAGATTGGACAAGAAGTAGTGCCTTGATTCAGCGAGGTCTGGGTCTGGAAAGTAGTCATTCTCAAACGGAGTGTAAGAGTATGGAGACCAGAGGTGTAACAGACCATTCGTCATTCCGGGAATGGTGTCAAGAGAAAGAGCATTTGAACTAGAATCTACGGTGTGAAAACCGAAGAAAGATTGCGCATAACGTAAAAAGTTTACGGCAGCACGTCTAGTCATACCGGGTAAGGTATCAGGGGCACGAGCTTCAACTATACGATTGTTCATGTTCGGGAGCATGATTTCAGTACGATCATAGAGCAGGCTTGACGCAGGTAAGCGGGGACGGGGGTTGGGGCGAACTCGATTAAGAGGGGGGTTTATTGATCCAGCGGGTTGCGGGTGAAAAGCGGAGCCAGGGCGGACTAGTCTATAACTAACAGCAGAGTCAGCAAACAGACAGTTTTGTAGGCCGAGAGACTTATCAACATTCGGCATTTCGATGGTAGAACCATCAATTTCGAAAGATTCAATAATTTTGCCAGCAAGGAGTGGCAAGTGAGCAGAGATGGTTAATTCACCATCAGTATCGAGGACGAGAACGCTTGGAGCAGTGTGCACAAAGTCAGAAAACTGGACTAAGTCATCATTATCATGGCGCGGAAAAGGTTCCGCACCATTTGGAACTTGGAGCAAGGAAAAGGGGAAGTGCCTTGTAAGTTGGTGACCAGTTGGTAACTGAACAGCTTGATTTGGAGTAGCAGTAGCAGCATAAGTTACATCAGTAACTTCAGTTGTAGCATTAAATGCAGCAGCAGGGCGTTGGAGGAAACAAATGTCTTGGGCTCTATCTCGTTCGGAAGTGAGAGTCAAAGTCGTAATAGCACTATAGACAGCAGATTTTGTTGCGTTAGTGTTGTATGACCAGGTTGGTAGAGCATAGGTTGAATAACCATGTTTTATAGCTAAGGCACCAGAAGGTTTCGTGAGGAAATCACCAAGGGTACCGGATGTGGTAACTTTTCCGTCAAGGACGGTAGAGACAACTTGTAGAACAACTTTCAATTCGCGTAAATTAGCGGCGGAAGCAGAAAACAGTAAATCATAGGCGTTGACGTGATTGTTAGCAAACACAGGAGACTGGAATGAAAGAGCAGCAAGTGATGAACGATGTTGGAAATCGCGAAATAAGACAGGATTAAAGACGGCGGTGTAGACTTGGTACAGCTTGGAATTCATATAGTTTGCAGTAGTCGGAGTGGTTTGATCGATTGTGACACCAATTAAATCAGGGATTAAGCAAGTGAAGCCAGGAGCAGTAATTGTATACAGAACACGACTATATAAGTCTTGTAAAACTTGGATGCGTGGAGTATTACCAGGCAGGGTAGCGGTGCAATCATGGATTGCAGAAAACATGTTGAGAGGAAAGACACGGCCAAAGAATATATTATGGTCAAAGCCAGCAGCAGAAGGTGTAAGGAAGACATTCTTAGTACGATCAGTAGTAAAGTGTTGGAATTGAGAAAGGAAAGGCGTAAGAAACTCAGGGACGGGGAGTGTGAGCAAAAAGTCGGCGAATTCGCGTTTCCAGGAAGTTTCAATCCAGGGGCGGGCATGAGCAGAAGCGGAGGCACGAGTAATCATGTCATTGAGAAGGAAATAACCGTAGACGATGGAGAGATGGTACATGCAAATAGTTGCAACGGACACTTTGGAGGTAGTGCGGTGGTCAACATCATTGGCGTGAGCAATTGAGGTGAGCATGATATACATAGTAATAGGAACCATGTTTGGAAAGACATCAATAGTCCATTGGTTGGATGAGTCAGAGCGAGCAGCAGTGTTACTTTGGAAAAGTGGCATTAGGTCGCGTGAGATTTTAGGTCGTTTGCTTTCTTGGACACTAAGGACAGGTGACTTATTCTTAAGGAAGTTAGTCTTAGCTTGAAGGACGGTATCAGACATTGTTATAAAAAGAGCAGGGGTTTTGTAAGAACTTGATTTTGTAGACGAATGTAAATTCTAAATTTTTAAGCGGGGGGCCGGTTTAAAAAAATC